GTCCGGGTCTTCAGGCATGCCGATGTCAACGTCACGGTACATGCCCGACTTGACGCGCTTCTGGTACTCCATCTTGGTGATGTACTGAACGTGCGTCTTGCGCTCGGCGGTGTAGAAGTTCGTCGCAGCGAACGGCAGGTACACGTCGTCGATCGGGATGAACTCGCTGCACGGACGACGGTGCTGCGGGTTCCACATGAACTTCATGTACTGGCCACCGCCCAAGGGCAGCTGGGTGCTGAGCTGCTCAAGCTCACCACGGAACTCGGTCATCTGCTCAGTGGCCTGCCAGTTCATGAACGTGGTCTTGCGCTGAGCCTTCTCTACCTTGGCCTTGTCCGACTCGCCGTAGATCTTGCTCTTGACGGGGCCGGTAGGAGGGAACACCTCCTTCATGAACCGTGCGGAGAAGTCAACGCAGGCCTCAACCAGCATCGGGTGTACGACCTTGTTCGCGCCGTTGAACTGCGCGCCACCGGGAGCGTCGTCGCCCAGGCCGGTGCGGCGCAAGCCTTCCTCGTAGAGCTTGTCGCGCTTTTCGCGGGCTTCTTTGTCGCGGTCGATCTTCTCAAGCAGGTCTTGAACAGCCGTCTTGAGCTGCGTGGGGTCAACCTCGTCAACGATGTTGGCGAAGTGCTCAAGGCTCTTGCGCTCGTCCTCTTCGTTCTCAAGACGAATGATAGCGCCACCGTCCTCGGTGTCCTCGACCTCGGAGGTCTCGTCCATCAGCTCGACCATCTCGCCTTCAAGCAGGTCGTCGTTTTCATCCATATCAGCCACGATTGACCTCGCGAAGTTTGTTGATGATGCTGTCTACTGCAGCGGGATCATACCTGACAATACCGCCCGAGGCAAACTTATTTTCACGCACCCGCGCAGCGGTAGTCTCGATGGCGTCGGGGTCGTATTGGGATGCGCCGATGGCACCGGCGGCAACGCCTGCGCTCAGGTTCTTTGCATTCCGCATCGCCGGGTCGAACTTGGCAAAGCGAGAGCGCAAGACAGCGTCGCTCCCCGCTGGACGCTCAGTCAGCATGATGTGGCTTACGCTCCCAGCGTCCTCGACGTCGTTCATGTACGGGATCGACGTGTAACCTTCCTTTGCCAAACGCTCCCGCATCAACGGCGCGACCAGCTTCCGGTCAACACCGTTCTCATCGGCCACGTCCGAGATAAACATCTCCAAGTCCATCTCGGTCCACGGTTTACCCGTCGAAGGATTCACAAACGGCTTACGTAGGTCGGCTTTCATCGGCAGGGTAAAGCCCATCGCCGGGGGCGTCTTTTCAGAGTCAGACCAACCCATGTACCGAGCTTCTGCCGCCTGCGGTGTGCCGACGTGGGGGCCGAGCTGGCTCATGGCCGAGGTGGACTTGTTCGGGTCAAACTCAGAGAAACCTTCCGGGGATCTCGACCAGTGGTAGACATCATCCCAATTCTCGCCGAAGCGGCCAGGCTGGCCAATCCCCATACCGGGCAGCGAGCCTGCTTCATCCGCAACGAACCGCGCTATGTCGTCTGGCGACATGTATTTGGCGGCTAATTCAGTCACGTCATCTGCAGCAGCCTTAATGGCGCTGGCACCGCCTTTGGTGGCAGCAGCAAGCGGCACGACATCAAGGAGCGCCGTTCCTGCGTTTAACGCAGCGGAGCCATAATCCCCAGCCTCAATGTCTCTCTCGGCCTGCGCTCCGCTCATCATGCCAGCGGAGATGGGAACATAGCTCAGAAGGTTTGCCACACGCTTTCCGAGGCGCTGACTGTCGCGCTCGTCAAGCGGGAACGGGGTGTCACCTGAAACGCGGCGAATTTTATCCGCCCACCAGTCCTCAACGCTCTCTGCTACGGTCGGCTCACGCGAATAAATCCGTGGAAGATCTGTACGCTCTTCTTGGATGAAACCTCCTCCAGCGTACTCATCGTCAGTGTTAACCTCGCCGCCCTCGGCGAAGCCTTGCGCCATGTTGAGCAGGTCATAGCCCTCGTAGATACGGTTGAAGCCGCTGTCGCGATACTTGGGGTCATCAATCCGCCAGCGGATGAAGTTCTTACCCAAGACGTCATGCGCGGTTTCTTGGTCAATGTTCGGGTTGCCCAGGAACGTCTCACGGGTCTTGGCGTAACTGGGGTCGTTCTCCATCTCCCAGCGCAGATACTCAGCTTGCGCGTTCAGAGCGTCCTGACCAGGCGCAATGCCACCCGACGGGTCGATCAACCCTCGGTCAGCCATGAACGACATGAGGCGGTTGGCCCGGTCGCCCTGCCAGCTCAACATGCCCACGTTGGTGGCGCGATTGGCGGTGTCGGTATGCGTGCCGTACAAGTACGCCGGGTTCAAGCTACCTTCGCGATTGATCTCGGCAGTGAGCGCCTTTGCCTGAGCGTCTGAGAACCCGGCAGACTTGAACGAGTCGAACACCATCTTGGCCGTCTTGGCGCGGTCAGGGTCGGCAGCTCCCGCCTCGGCGCGACGAGCGTGGCTACCCTTCGGCTTGTCAGAGTAAGCTGCGTAGAGGTCTTCAAGGCTCCCGGCTGCTCCGGTCCGGCCCAGAGCGCGCACAGCGTCGAACTCTTGGTCACCGGCGTCCTCGGCACGGCTCTGCAGAGTGCGCACCAAGTCTTTGAACGAGTCAAGCATCTTGAAGTCAGGCTTCTTGATACCCTCATACTTCTCATCAAGGTCTTCAAGACCGACCGAGCCGCCCGTGGCCCACTTGACCTTATTGGCCCAGTACGCAGGGCTAGACTTACCCTTGGCGATGTTCTTGGCGTGGCGCGACTTGAACGACGCTCGCTTGGCCTTCATGCGCTCAGACTCGCCCTCCTTGGGCTTGCCGGCTGTGCTCGCACCCTGCTCACCAAAGCGAATGACCTTCTCCTTACCGTCTACGCGGGTCTTGACCACGTGCGACTTGGTTGGGTGGTCGGGGGTGCGGCGAGGCTTGTCAAGCGGGAGGCTGTCTTTGTCGATCATTTCTTCTTCGCCGCGCGGATGTTGTCAACCATGTTCGGGTACGGACGCCCCGCAGCTTCAGCCATGCGCTTGGCCGAGGCCTTCTTGGCCGGGGACAGCGGCTTGCTCTTGCCGAGGGACTCGGGACGCTTCTTGTCCCAGACGGGCTTCTCTTTAGACGGCATATGGGTTCACCCTCTCGCGCTTATACTGCTTGGGCTCATCACGGTCGCGAGCCTGCGGCAGTTCAAACCATCCGTCGTTCTTCAGGAACAGGATTGCCTGAGTGAACGTGTCTACGTAGTCGTCATGCTCTGCTACCGGGAACTTGGTCAGCTGCTTGATGAACGGCTGCGCCCAGCTCACCGCTTGTCCCCGGTTCTTCCCGCTCTCTGGCACCCACAACAGACCCAGCTCCAAAGTCGGCGCGGCTTGGTGTGCGCGGCTTACCTTGTCGGCCATGCCGGGGTTATAGCCGACGGCAGGCACTTTCGCCAAGCGCAAATCTTGCAGCAGCGATTGTCCGCTGGCCTTGGCTTCGACGAGGATGCGGTCCGGGCGACGCGGACGGCGGATGCCGTCTTTGACCGTGGTGCCTCCGTACTCCGTGCCCCACTCCTTGATGGCTCGAGTGCGCAGGTCTGGGTAGGACAGGTGCTCGTCCCACGCGTCGATGAGCATCGCGTTGCGCTCGCCGTTGTGCGTGAAGATGGCCCATACCGAGCAGGCTGTGGGGTCGCCGGTCGTCTTCTCGGTGAACGCGCAGTCGTAGGACTGGAGGATGTATTCAAATTGAGGCAGACCCTTATCAGCAGGCCACAGCTGGAAGTACGCAGTCTTGAGTATGCCACCGCCAGTCGGGGTGGGGTCCTGCTGCAGCTGTCCTGCCGTGCCGTACTCGCCGAGCAGTTGCTTGAGAGCGGTGATCTCTTTGTCACCGAACCGCTCGGGGCAGATCAGCTCACCGATCTTCTTGCGCGGGTCGTACGGACCCAGCACGGTGTGGCGGCGCTTACCGTCCCACTCGGCGGGGATGCAGACGTGCTCCCAGCCGCCGATGTCCTCGATGATGTGCCCGCTAATGTCCCGCTCGTGCAGACGCTGCATAACCGTGACCATGGCGTCGGTCTTCGGGTTGTTGAGTCGGGTTGACCAGACCTGATCGAACCACTCAAGGGCAGACTCGCGCATCGCCTCGGACTGAGCGTCCTGCGCACCGTGAGGGTCGTCCAAGATAAGGCGGGAGCCGCCTTCACCCGTTGCCGTACCACCCACCGACGTCGCGAGCCGGTAGCCGGTCTTGTCGTTCTCGAATCGCTGCTTGGCGTTCTGGTCGCCTGCCAGCTTGAACATTTGCCCCCAACGCTCTTGATACCAGGGCGATTGAATGAGGCGTCGGGCTTTCAAGTTGTCACGGATTGACAGGTTGCCTGAGTAGGACGCGGCCAGAAACTTCTGAGCAGGGTCTGTCAACCACTCCCACATCGGCCACATGACGCTGACGATGGTCGACTTGGAGTGGCGAGGCGGGATGTTAACGAGCAGGCGGTGTATCTCACCGGCGCTCACAGCTTCGAGGTGCTCACAGATCTCGCGGATGTGCCACGAGGGGATGAACGGGACGCCAGGCTCCACCACATGCCACGCTTGCCGCACGAACTCATACAACGAGGCAGAAGCGGCTCTGCGCTCCTTCTCGTTGCGGATCATGTCCAACATCACCTCGGGGCTGGGCAGCGCGGTCATTTACCAGCAGCACCTCGCGCCTTGAGCATGAGGCGGTTCATTGCCTCCAGTTCTTCGTCGCTGAGGTTCTTCAGGTCTACGGCTGCGACCGCGATGGGTCCGCCGTCTGCGCCGGTGTGCTCCTGCGTCACTTTGTCGCCGTATACCTTCGGCAGCATCTTGCTGAGCATCCACTTACGCGTGTCAATTTGAACGCGTTTATGCGCAACGACGTCACTGTTGAGCGGGAGTAGCACCTGCTTTAGGCGGGGTACGCCTTTGGCGTCGAAGAGCGGCTTCCCGTCCGGATCGAGCTCCTGAATGGTCACCCACTCATGCGTCTTGTCGGCCAGGGCGATGATCTCGTCGGCGAGCAGGGAGTAGCCGATCTTGCGCGCCTGCGCGTAGTGCTCGCCAAGCCCCTCGGGGTCTTCCTCGACCCAGGTAAGGAACGAGGAGATGCTCGGCATGCCTTCGTCTTTACAGATGGAGTCGAGAGAGCGCCCAGCTTTGAGTTGCGAGCAGACGTACTGCCCCACCACCTCGCGGTCGTACTTGCGCGGCGCTCCGGTCTTGGCTTGGGGTTTGGGTTGTGTGGCCATACCGCCCATTATAGCTCCTCCGCCGCAAAAAGCCAAGCCCCGTCATGCTGGGTAAAGACCTCCCAGTTTACGACCCACGCGCTTTGGCTCTTCACGGCAGACCAAGAGCCCCTCGATCTGGAGCTGTTTGAGCATCTTCTCTTTACGCTCTTGAGAGGCTCCCGGCCCACCGTGAGTCTTTGGCACTCGTGCGTAATGCGAGGCACCGCGACCGGGGTCTGAGCGCACCGCTCCGAGCAGCCAATCTTTAAGCTCAGCCTCGGCCACTTTGAACGGCGTACGAGGTGCCCAAACCGGATGAGGCCTCGGCGTCCTCACAGACACCAGCAACCCTTGGGGCGTCTTACGCACGACCACGTCGCTGTCTTGAGGGAACACCTCTTTGAATATCTCCATGTTGGAACCTTTCTCTCGTTCGCTCCGGTTTGCCCAAACCTCACACAACCCGCACTATACAGCATTTTCTCTGTTTTGAAAAGCCCAAATTTTAATCGTCGGTTTGAACGTTCACTCTCTTCGAGAGGAGCCACTGAACGTTCACTCTGAACGACCAAAGACTAAGCTAACAAAAACATGCACTTACGTATCCAAGCCAGAAACACACCAAGTCCAACCAACACAAGCTCCAAACAACACAACAGAAACAAGCACTTACTTACGTTCGGTGAACCTGCTGATCGGCTCCGGAGAGAGGACGAATGTCCCTCTCCTCCGGCGATCGAGCGATTCAGCATTGGTCGGGCTGGGTAAACGTTCGGAGTAAACGTTCGGGTAAACGTTCGAACGACCACTCCGAACGTTCACTCCGAACGTTAACCACGAAAAGCTACAAGGGTATACCCGAAATTACCTTCTAGCGCTCTCTCAAAGCGCATTGCGGACGCGGTTGAGGCTCGCAAAAACACAGGCACCCACAGCGCGCCGGTTGAAGAGCAAGGGGCTTACGTTCGGGTAAACGTTCGAACGTAAGTCCCGAACGTTCACTCCGAACGCAAGCATCAAAAAGCTACAAGGGTGTACCTGAAATTACCTTTTCGCCCCACCGGACGCGGGTTGCATTTTCTCAAGAGCACGTTTGATGGCCTCGGGACCCGCAGACCACGCGGCGCTGGGTTTCTTCTTAGGTGGGGCGGGTGCTGCGCCGTGTTCGGGTAGCACAACACTAAAGCGTTCGCAGGCGTCGTCGATGACTGCGCTGTGGGTTTGGTAGTGCCGCGCGGTTTGGGCGCTGTTCCAGCCTTTACGTTCTGCTGCCTCGAGCATGTCTTTAGTAATTCTTCTGCGGCCAATCATAGGCTCTCTCCTTGATAGTGTTGACTTCGGGCAGGTTCTTTTCTGCCATGTATTTGATAAGCTCAAACTGTTCCTCGGTGACCCACCAGCCGGGTAGTTTAACGTAACCCGCAGCGCGTAGAGCGCGGGCACCGGGGCTGTCGCTGGCGGGGCGGGTCATAGCGATGTTATCTCCCCTATGTAGCGCGGTTGGGGCTGCTCGGACCACGCGCGCAGGGCGTCCCGCATGTCGTCGGCGCATACGTAGTGGCCGCAGCAGTGTATCCGGCATGAGCCGGTGAACTCATACCATTCCGGCGCGTGAACCTCGACGTAAGGCGGTTTACCGCAAGTTGGGCAGGGCTTCATCAGTCGCTGTCCGTTATTATTTCGTAAGCTACGAGATGCAGAACACCAACGGCAGCAGCGAGGGGCATTCGCCCACTATACTCATAGACCAGAGCCTTGATCCGATCACCCAGCTCCCCGGTCACGTCCTCGGCCCGCTTGCCATCGCCCTTGAAGATGCGAATGTCATTCATGTCTCTCTCCTTTGACTTCTGCGATGTCCTCGTTGACTTGTTGCCTGCTCGCCACGGCGAACCGCTCAAGCAAATCGAACAGCCGCCACCACAGACCACCGTGCCGCGTGTACTTCTTGGCGTCTTGGCAGGAGCTTTCCATGTCTGCGTACTCCGCCCGCTCTTTGTACAGCTCGTTCAGCTCGTCATTCATGTGGCACATCCTTTACCAGCCTGCCGTGGGTGATGTTCTTCTGGCCTCGGACCTTGGAGTTGTCCCACGTCCAGCACTCGCCGTCGCGGTCGCCAAAGCAGACCCAGAAGAGGTTGTGCTCCGGCCCATAGTCGATGACGAGGTGCGCCAGAGCTGGACCCTTGGGCGTGTCCAGCGGGATCGGGGGGTTAAGTTGTAGGATCATGGGGTGTCTCCTTTTTGATCTCTGCGAGGGTGGCGAGGGCGATGTCGCGCATATCTTTGAATGCTTCTTCCACCTCATAGTCTTCGCCCCAGATCATTTGCTCATCGCGCTTAGCAATGGCGAGCAGCCCAGCTTCCGCCTTCGCCAGCTTGGCTTCAAGGGCATCCCGCTCCTTCTCAAGCTTGATGTAGTCGTTCTCCATCATGCAGGCTTCTTGCTCCTGCATTTCCAACTCATCCTCCGCAAACTTGGCGTCCTGACGTGCGGCGGCAAGCTGCTCGGTCAGGGCTTCGATGCGGTCGGCGCGGACGTATTCGATGCAAGGCTTATCGTTCAGCGTCTTGCCCTCGTTGTCGTCCCAATCGCCCTCGCTCCAATCGCCTTCCCGCCAAGGAGCAATCCAAATCCGTTCTGGTGCGTCAGTCATCATGCGTCCCTCCAGTAGATGCCCAAGAGCCAACGCTGCAAGGTGCGGGCGACGAGGTGCGGCTTCTTGTGGCCCACCTCGAAGCGGACGTAGAAGTTTGGGTCAAAAGACCACGCGGCCTGTGGTGTCGGACCCGTGCTCAGCACGATGTCGCTGCTGTCATAAAACTTGCCGCTGTATACGTTGTAATCGCTGGTCATTCCGTCACCTCCAAAGGCAGCTTCTCACAGTTCA